ATTCTCGCGGCCTCAGAGCAAGAGCCTGATTTGGAGTACCGAAATTACACCATGCAACAGGTGTATGACGCGGTAGTTTCTGACCGCGCTTTCCGGCAGAACACAGAGAAGTACCGGATTGATGTGGCATCAGCGTGGAACTATATGATAGAGCTGCACAGCATCAAGGCAATCAACGTGCGAAAAGAAACATTGGAGGGCATCCTGTACCGGGCAGAGGATGAAGGAAAATCAAAGTCCCACCAGCACAAACTCCGCTCGCTCATGCACAAGCTCTGTATGTTTTGCGTCCAGCACGGCATCCATCAGACGGATTACTCCGAGGGCCTGAAACTCACCGCCGACGTGAAGAGCCAGCGTGTGCCATTTGACGATGCAGATTTGCGGTTGCTCTACCAGCACCGATATGAGCGGGTGCCCGGCATTATCTGGTTCTTGTGCATGAGTGGTTGCCGCCTTGTAGACCTCACGAAGATCTCCCGTAATGGCTGCATCGACTTTGAGCGCCACGGCATCCGTCTGGAAGGCTCCAAAACCGCCGCCGGGAAGAACCGGTACATTCTTCTCGACCCCATCACGTGGGACGTGTTTATGCACTTCTGCAACGACACAAAGCCCGGCCAGCGCGTTTTCCGCAGCCCGAATGGCAGCGCCTGGAACATCCGCAACTTCCGGACACGAGAATTTTACACGGGCCTGGAAGAGATAGGTGTGCAGAATCCGCACCGCTATGTCCCTTACTCATGCCGTCACACCTTTGCCAGTCTCGCGGCCAAAGCGAACGTGGACAAAGAAGCACTGCAACGCGCCATCGGCCACCAGATCGGCAGTTCTGTCACGGACGATTATTACATTTCGCAAGACGCGCACATTTCTGCCGCGCAAGAAGAGTTTGAAAAAATGGCAAACGAGATTAAATGTATTATTGATGCAACGTAATTTGTTACACTATCCGTTACACTATGCGCCAAATTCCGCAGAATTGGAACACATTTGTTTTTGAACAAAAAACAAAAGGCACCATGCAAACAACGTTGCACGGTGCCATTTTGGTGCGCTGGAAGGGACTCGAACCCCCGACCTTCTGATTCGTAGTCAGAATTTTTGAGCGATTTTCAACGAAAATGAGTTTAACTGTTACTCTATTGTTGCATTATAAGTGCTTTACGCGGTCTCGTTCTTCGGCCTTCTTTGCGTCGTTCCACTTGTCCATGGTGCCCACCAGATAGCCGGTGATACGGCGGACGCGCTCAAAGGGGATGTTGTTACCAATATCCATATTTTACTCCTTTACCGTTTGGATTTCCAGTTGGACGAGCTGGCATCCCAGAATGCATCTTTCATGGCCTCGCTCATGTCGCTGTCATTCAGCCATGCACGGGCCTCGCTCTGGTTAATGCCCGTCTTGCCGTCCGTGTTCGCGTACTTCCGGTAGGCAATCCAGTTCATCAGCCCATCAATGCCATACTGATTGTAGATGTCAATGCGCTTCTGCTCTTCGGTGCCAACGGAGTAGTCAGGCACAATGTCCAGTGCCGCAATCTTGCCTGCGGTGCTGTACAGCTCAGGGATAAGCTGCACTTGCTGCTCTTCGGTGTAGCGAGAATCCAGCACGGCTTCGGCCATGTCCTTGCGCAGCTGGCCAGACTGTGTTGCAAAGTCGGTGTACTCCTGCGGCGAAAGCTGATAGCTGTGGCGCTCCTTGTTGGATGTCCACGACACTTTCTTTTCAGCGACTTCCGGAATTACGCTGTTGTCGCCAGAGCTGTTGGCCAAATCCAGCACACCCTGCTTCACAGGGTCGTCCGTTGTCTCGCTGTAGTAACCGGGGGAGAGCATATTGTATGCCAGCCGCCCGGCAAAACTTCCGCCGGTGTTCGGTTTGGTGTCGCCGAATGCATCAATGTACGGCTGCCCAGTCTCGGACAGGAACGGGATTTTGTTGCGGATTTTGTTTGCTGTGTAGCCAATGTCGGACTCAAGGCCGGTTGTGCCGCTATATGTACTGCGCCGCACGGGGTCAATGCTTCTGGCGACTTGCCCAGCAAGCGTTGGAATGCCCTGTGTTGCATAGCTGCTCAGGGATTGTTTCGCCATGCCGTAGATGTAAGGGTCCTCGGAGTAGCGCAAAGATTCAAGGTTGTCATTCAGCCCCTGCAAGAAGGACATTTCCAGCAAAGGCTCAAGCACTTGCTGCGACGCGGACGCAACGCTATTCAGAGAGGCCCCATCACTTGCAGCCAGCTTTGCATACTCTGCTCCGGCAAACATCGGAATAGCGGCAGCGTTGGCCCAGTCGATGGTGTAGCTGTGCAGCTTCCCGTCGTCGTCCACCAGCTGGAGGCTGTATTCTTGGCGGCCTTCCAGATTTGCCTTGTCCTTTTCATCGTCGCTAATTCCGGCAGTGAGCAAGCCCTTCTCGGCCAGGATTCCGCCCAGGGCAAACAGCAAACTACCCGTGACGGAAGCCGCCGCATGATCGAGCATCAGGTTTACATCGCCAGTGCCACGCGCAACCTTGATGCCCTCTGCGGCAGTAGACACAAAGCCCAGCGGGCTATACTGCAAGCTCTGCTTTGCCACATTGATGGGCGTTTTCACAAAGGGCAGCTGGCCTTCCACGATGTCGCCCAGCACACGGGATGCAAAGTTGTCGGAACCTCGCAAGTCGGCCTTGAATTTGGCCACGGCAGAGGCGGTTTTGGACTCCGCATGGTAAGTGTTGATTAGTGCCTGTTGGATAGCATGTGCTCTGGCCTTGTCAAGCAAATCCAAACTTTGTGCGTCCGTCGCGTCGAAAATGCTTGCGTCCGCGCCGTTTGCTTTGAGGTATTGCGCCAACGACCATGCATAGTTGTTTTTCAGGCCAGCAACGCCGAGAACGCCCTTGTTTGTGCCACTCGCAGCAGAATCCTGAATCCAGTCAATCGCGGCATCCATGGCTTTGTTAATGCCGCGCAGACCTTCCAATACACCAAAAGTGCCCTCATAGTCGGAGACTTCCAGTGGCGCGCTTGCCCTTGCAGCTAGGCTGTCCAAAGCGGACAGGAACTTGGTTACAATGTTGTTACTATCAGGGGATGCAAGGTTCCGAAATGTTTCGCGGTGTTGCTGCATGTCGCGCGCCAGATTCATGCGCTCGCTTGTGCCGGAAAGCTGACGATAACTGTTCAGATCGGCATCGTTGGCGGAAGCTGCAAGCAGTGCGCGACCGTTCTCGGTGAACGGGGTTACAATCGCCGTTGTGCGTTCAACCTTTCCAGGGGCAACTTTGTTAATCATCCACTCCATGGATGCAAGCACAACGTCCTTTGCACGGGCGTTCAGGCCCATTGACACGTTGCCGCCGATGTTTTTCTCGTTGGTACGAGCACTAAGCAACATAGATGTGTAGCGCCATGCGTCCCATGCGTCGCGGAAAGAGCCACTCAGATTTTGCGCTGCAATGGTTGCCACTTCGCTTTCCATCAGCACCCGGTCGCGGCTGTTCACGGGGAGCTGTTCCGCCCGCTCTGCAAGGTTGAGGATTTGCTGGCACTGCTCCGCAGTCAAGGGCTGTACGCCAAATTTCGACGCGGCATAGGCTTTCACATCTTCGTTGTCGTAAACGCCCATGCGCAAAAGCTCCAAAAATTGGTCGTGCGTGGACTTGCTCGTTTTGCCTTTCCCGCCCCGGATGGCTTTCAGGTTTGCGTCCGCCGCTTCCGACAATGCTTTGGAATACTCGTTCATGGCCATTTCGGCAATGCGTTGTGCTTGCGTGTCGTCCATGTCGAAGGTGTCCTGAATGCGCTCCTGAATTTCTCGAAGAGTGGACTGTTTGTCCCCACGACCTTTTTTGACTAGGGCCTTGAAGTCAAGCCCTTGATCTTTGGTGTACTTGGACACAAGTTGCTTTATCGTGTCTTTCCCGTACAAACCGGATTCTCCGGCGTCATCGAAGAATGCTTGCAGGCGGCTGCTCATGTCAGCGTTGTCTTTATACCTTTCGGTAAGCGCTTCCTTTGCCGCTTCCCATACATGCGAGTATGTCTCTTGATTGTCCAACGCGGTTTGCAGCTTTTCCTCAACCGTCAGCTTCGGCTTTTGGGGCCGTGCACCTTTTTCGGTGTCGCTTGTCGCCATCTTGGTCAGCTGGGAAAGCATTTCGCTTTGTACAACGTCCTCAACACTGGATTCTTTCCCGTCCGTTACGTGCCGCTTTACGGCAGCCGCCAGCTTGCGGCTCAGTACATCTTCGGCAGAGGGCTGGTTCGCCTCATCCTGCGTTTTTTCTGTCCGCTTGCCGCGTTTTGTCGCATTGCTGGGCTGTGCATCCGTGTCTGTGGCCTGCTGCTGCACAGCTTCAATGGCTTTCTGCACCGCGTCATTGGCTTTTTGCGTGGCCGTATCCTCTGCGTTTGCAACGGCCGTCTCCACATCGCCCTTGTATTGGTCGAACTTTCGCTTGTTTTTGCCATTTGCTACACGGTCAACGGCGGTCTTGATGCTCTTCTGCGACTGCATCACGGCGGTTTCCGGAGTGGTAAACTCCTGCGTCATTTGCAGTGCTTGCGCATTCATGGTGTTGGATTCACTAATGCGCTGAGTAAACTTCATCTTTTGGGCAAGAGCCTGCTTATATGCGTCTCCGCTCTTGTCCATGTCGCCCAAAGCCAAATCCCACTCGCGCAGCACGCTTCCGGCCAGCGCGGTGTCATCTGCGTCCCACTGCTCTTTGCTGGTCAAGCGGGACACGATCTCGTCACGGCTTTCGGTCTCCATGCTGTTGGCCGCAATTTTCATGCGGTCTGCGTTGCTCACACGCTCGTGGGTAAACTTTTGCTCGCCGCCTTGATCTCTCTGCACAAGAGGTTGCAGGTAATCATTATCGGTGTCGCGCGTCATATGGCTCTGGCTGGCAACTTCGGGCCGGTCAAATTGCCGTTGGGCCGCGCCTACCGTGTTGGGATGGTCAGCCAATGTGGGGATAGGCTCTTGCACACTCTGGTTTGCGGTGGGCATGAGTTCAGGAATGCTGCCGCTTTCGGCGGGGGTGGTGAGCAGACTGTCGCGGTATGCCAGCGCCTCGTCGTAGTCGTCGAATACGGGAAGGTTGGCAAGCTCTACATCGGTCTGCATATGGAAGCCGCCGTCAGCTTCGTCCATACGTAATCGTCTCGCAATGTCTTGCGCCGTTACGCCGTCGAGCAGCTTCATCACATAAACATCTTTCGCGCCGTATGTCCAGCCGTCTTCCACCGCTCCCGCATTGAACGGGATACGGGCGACTGCCTCGAAGCCTCGGCCGTTGTATGTATGTACTAACTCGTCGCCGTAGCAGTCCAGTTTGCGCCCGCCGTTTTCCACGGCAGTAATCAAAAGGGAGGTTGCCGCCTGCTTCGCCTTACTTTGCGGGTTCTTGAACACCGCTTCAATGTCTCCGTCCGCCGTCACCAGCGCACCGGCCATATTGTCTGCGTTCATAAAAGTGATGGTCCCGGGCTGGTTCAGCTCTTCGACGGTTTTCGGGCTCACCATGAGGCCATGGGGATTCTTCTGTCGGGCCTCTTCCAACGCAGTCGAAAAGAGCTGAGGGTCACTCGATGTGTCTCTCAGCTCAAGGGGGGTGGCCCCGCTCTGTTCGATGGCTGCCTGCGTTCCCGGAGATACCGTCAAAAATCCACGTAGTACTTGACTTCCTCTAGTGGTGTCCCGCTCGCCCACAAGGCCCTCGCCAGATTGCGCTCTCCCCCCGTTTTCAGGGTTGCGTAATAATTCTGGAATTCTTTCTCGTCCTTCTCCGTTCGGTTCCGCAATACTTCCGCTTTCGCTTCTCGTTCCGTCATAGCTCGCACCTCCTGTGTAGGTCTCATTGGTTCCATCATATCCTGTGTTGGCTGTACTGTCAATGGAATGCAGGTACGGAATTTCATTCTGCGCACCTGTCCTCAGTGCGTTCCGCGTCTCGCTGCTAGTGTCCGGCAGCTTCACGCCCGTGGCCTCTTCAAACGCTTGCCGCAGTTCGCCGCCGGGCTTCAGCTGGTCAATCTGCTTGTTTGTCAACGTGCCGTTGCGGTATGCATCCACAATCACGTCAATGGCCGTTTTCGGGGTTGCATTGGGTGTTACCACGCCAAGCTCCGGAATGCTTTCCTGCGTGGCCTCTAGCGGCTGCTGTGCGACGGTTTCAGGACTGGGTGATACAGATTCAGGTTCGGGGAATACGGAGGTTTCAGGGGCGGGCGATACCGGTTCTGCCTGCTGCACATCCGTGTCCACAGGGGCATTCTCTTGCGCTTCACGCAAGCGATTCACGCCGCTGCCAATGAGAGAGCTTCCGGCCGCACTGATTGCGCCGCCCAGTGCGCCGCCAAGCGCCTGCTGCCCAAGTTCGGCAAGGCTGAAGTTTGCATCCGGGTCTCCGGCCAAAACGTCGAGGCCGTAGTCTGCTGCATACTCAGAGGCTTCCTGCCCGCCTTCGCTCAGTGCTTGCCGGGCCATAGCGCGGACAATGCCGGGGCCATTTCCGGCCATGAGTTCTGCGCCCTGCTCAAGGGGCAGCTTGTTGGTAATGGCGGACACTACGCCGCTCAGGCCACTGCGCAGCACAGCCTGATTCAAAGGTACGCCGCGCTGTTCCAGCTCGTTCTCCCGGTTGCCTGCCGCGCTTGCGCCCATGAGGGCGGGAATCAAAACGGGGGCAGCTTCTGGCACGGCCGCCGCTGCTGCAAAGGCAGGAAGGTTCTGCGCGACACTTCCGATTGTACCCACCAAAAACCGGCCGGTGTTGCCAAGGCCCGCCTGTGCTTTCTGGTTCTGGTTCTGGGCAAAGTCCAGCATATTGCTCACAACTTGATTGCGCTCGGGGGTTACTTGATTTTCAGCCCGCACACCCTTTGCGCTTGCAATGCGGTCAAGCACCTGCTGGAATTCCGGGGTGGCAACGGGGCCGTTTGGCGTGTCGGTGTAGGCCCGGCCCATCTGAATCAGAGCGTCCCGCTGCTCGTTGGCGGCTTGCAGATCATCGGATGCTGCCTCATACTCCGGGATGTCCATACTTGCAGACTGGCCACGGATTGCGCGGGCCGTGGCATCGCCCATGTTCGCCAAGCCAGCAGCAAAGCCGGAGACTGCACCAAGTCCGGTTGCGCCTGCACGGCCAGCAAAAGAGTCCACGCCCAACGCGGTTGCATAGGTGTCATGCTGGTTTTGCAGTTGCCGGTATTCTCGGGTTTTGGTCTTTCCCTGCTTTTGCAGCTCCCGCATCCGCTGGTTTGTTGCGGTCAGACGTGCATCCAGCTCCTGTGTCGTGAAGTTCTGTTTTGCGACAGAGGCCCTGGATTTGGTTCTGGATTTTTGTTTTGCTGCCGTCGCTTGCGGGGTTTGGACTCCGCCTAGATCCACGCTGTCCTCAGCCGATACGCCACCACGCGCCTTCTGCATCTGCTTATAGGCGGAAGCGCCTTTTGCCAAACCTTTCACGCCAGCGGCAACCCGTTGCGAAAAGCTTTTCTTTGTGGCACTGCCTTTCCTTTCAGGTGCGAAGGTTCTGCTTGCGGCGGTAAGGCTGGAAATGCCGGCAGTGTCTCCGACGTTCTCCTTGATGCGCTCGCGGGTGTTCGCATCTTGGGTTTCTTTTCTTTCTTGCAGGGCCACCCGCGTTTTGGCCATTTCTTCCAGCTCTGAATCCAGTGCTTTAAGCTCTTCCTTCTTCAGCTTCTTGCTCTTTGTGGTGGAAGAGGATGCTTTTTTCGCCGCACTTGCGGCTGCCCTTGCTTCTTTTTCTGCTGCCGCCTGGGCTGCCTTCGCTTCCTTCTCGCGCTGTGCTTCAACGGCTGCCAGCTGCTTTGTGTAGGCCGATGTAAAGCTGCTGGCGATGTCTCCATAGTCGGGCAGAGTTGTGGGCGCAGCGTTCATGGCTTGCTGGCCGGTGTACCGGGCGCTGCTCATGCCCGTTTTGCCGCTGTTTATGGCGTTCTGCTGGGCTTGTGCATAGTTTTTAAGGTAGGCGTTTAGAAACGCTTCCTGGTCAGAATAGGGCATGGAGTCCTCCTTATTTCAAAAAATCCCGGCCGTGTTTCAGGCCGGGCGGAGAATGAAATCAGTTGTAATAGTCCTCGTCGTCGTAACCCATCAGCTTACGCAGCCATGCGCTTACGTTGCCAGCGTTTCCGCCGCTTCCCTGCGTGATGTTTACGCTTGCAGGGGTGTTAGTGGCCACAAGGTTTGCCAGCGTGGGGGCAAGGTTGGAGAGCTGCGCAGCGTCTCCGCTGGCCCGCTGGGCTTCCAGCTGTGCAAGGTTGTTTTGGTAGGTATTCTGCAAGCTGGCCAGTTGCTTCAAGCGCTCGGTTTCAAGCTGGTTGCGGGCGTTTCCGTAGTTGTTGTTCATGCTGGCCAGTGTGGTTTCAGAGGCTCCACCATTTAGCCCCTGAGCGCTCATCTGCTGGGGCAGGTTGCGGAGGGTCTGCATTTTGTTGATGTAAGCCTGTTTCAGCGCGTCATTGGTGGTGTCGGTCAGCTGATTTGTGGCAAAGCTGAGGTTTTCCTTCTGGGCTGCCGCTGCCTTTTGATACGCTGCTTCCCGCTGTCGCCGCTGTTCTGCCATGATAGAAGCCAATGCATCTGCATATGCGTCGGCATAGCTGGGGCCACTGGAAGCGGGTGCGGCCTGAACGGCAGGTGCAGAATAAGAGGATCGGCCAGACGAAGAACCGCCACTGCTTCCGGAGTACTGCTTTCGCACAGAGGCAGCATTCGCCGCGTTGTTGCCTACGCTCCATCCGCTGTTGTTGTACATTTTTCGAGCGCCGCCTTGTGCAGCAGCCTGCTTTTCATAGTCACCCAGGCTTACAAGCTTTCTTGCCATATTCCCATCCTTTCTAGATAAAAAAGCTCCAAGGATTTCTCCTCAGAGCTTATTGTCAGGAAAACGCTTCTCCGATTTCCTGCAATTTGTGTTTGTACTTTCGGTGCAACGCGGGTTGCCTGTCGAGAATCGCGGTCATATCATAATCAACTGCTTCCAAGTCAATCATCATGCCCGTTGCGGTTTTCAATTCGTTCTCCACGTCCTGTGCCATGCGTCCGATGTAGTCAGCGCACACAATGTCTCCGGTGCTGTAAAGCGCTTGTGCGTGTGCCTGCAAGCTGTTCACCGTGTTGGATTCCCAATTCACCCAGCGATTAAACAAGTCCTTTACAGCCATGCGCTTTATGCCTGTGTCAACTTCAAGTCGGGTTCGGCCCATCCAGCTTTCCGGCAGGATCGCCGGATTGTTTGCGTGTGCGCCCGGTATCAGGCGGTTGTACCGCTCGATGTAAAACCGCACCATGTTCCGATGTTCGGCGGCCTCGTCCATGAAGCGAAACTCTTGCAGCCGCTTGTAACCGTCAAGATGCAGGAATGTGAAGCACTGCGCCATCTGGTCGTGCAGCATAATGCCTTCGATTTGGCGGGCCGATATAGCGGAGAAGATTTCTTCCCGGGTCATATCTCAGCCCTCCATAATCATGCGCAGCAGGGTGTCCACATCTCCACGGTGGAAGGTCATCCTGCCCAGCACCGGCACATCAACTTTCAGGCCGTTGTCGGGGATGCTCTCCCGCGCCGCCTCTGCCGCCAGATCAATATCCAGTTGCCCGTCAGCAGTCAGCCCAAACGCCTTTGCAATGGGGTTTTCTGCAAGCGAATTCATGGCGTTCCCGCTTCGCGCAACAAACACATATTTAGCGGCATTTGCGGCAAACCGGCCCAGACTTCCTTCCGGCAGTCGGCTGATGATCTCTTGCTCCATATAGCGGTTAATGCCCCGCTGTACCATGTCCATGCTAACCATAACCATCCTCCTTCAAAGAGAATGGGGGCGAAGCATAGCCCCGCCCCCATCGGCTCAGTTCCCGTTGCAGCACTTGTCGCACTTGGGCAACGGGTTGTACAGGGTCTGCGCCGTGGTGCCGGTGCCGGTGGTAACGTCCGCAACCATCTTCGGATAGAAGGTGGCGTTTGCATAGGTCACGATGGAGTTGTCACCGCAGCAGCGCCGCTCGGCTTCCAGGTTGATCTTCTCGGTCAGGCTGTCGCGCACAGCGGCAATGTCCTGCCGGGCCAGCACAAAGCTGTCCTCGGTTTTCTGGTTGTGAACAGCTTGCGCCGCCTGCACTTCCTCAATGCCGCGCAGCCGCCCGTCAATGTACTTGTACATTTCCAGCGCCTTCTGGTCGTTATAGGCATTCGCATCACGCAGCGCAATGTCGGATTCCAGCTTCGCATTTTTCTGCACAAGGTCGAGTTCGTACCGGTTGATCGTCTGGTTCTCGCTGCACTCGGCAGCACGCCCGCCGTTCAGCGCCATGGCCCCAATGCCACCTACAGAGTTCAGCACGCTAAGAATAGCTGCGCCAATGGCTGTTGCCAGGCCAGCGTTTGCCACGCCTCTGGATGCATAAGTCATTTCCATACGGTTTTCTCCTTTCGTTTGGTTCGTATATCAGGGGAGGCGTTTTCCTCCCCTGATATAATCCTACACCATCTAAAAGACGTAAAACCGTACTTTTCAATTCGTATTGTTATACAATTTTTGACCAAAAGTTAGTGCGTGTCCATGTATGTTTCTTTCGAGCTGGTTTTGCGCGGCGGTAAAATAGCGCTGTATCTTTGCACACCATCGTACTTTTCCTTTAGCCGTGCGGTGATTTTGTCCACCTTCGCCAGAGACATTCCAAGTTTCATGGACTGCTCAACTCTAGTCCACCCAGCAACCCGTGTCCGCATCACCGCTTCTTCGTCCTTCGACAAGATGGCGAGACGTATAAACTCCTCAAGGATAATTTTATTCCAGGGGACCTGGTGCGACACGTCAATCACTCCCCGCCAAGCAGCTGCTTAAACACCTGGTGCAGACCGGTGGACGCAAGACCAGATGCAAGGCCCGACAAAATCACACCAGCGTCCACGGCAGGCCAGTGCATCCACACGGCCAGAATCACGCCCAGAACGGCGCACATAGTGGGGATGTACTTGTTATCAACATCCTTCACCCACGACTTGACGACGTAGCCAACGCACAGGCAGATACCCACGATGACAGGCACCATGTACTCAGAAATGAACGAAATATCCATAATTATTCCTCCTCCAGCGCTTTCAGTCGCTGCTCATGCTGGGCCAGCTCCTTGTCGTGGCCGTCCAGCCGCTTGTAAAAAATCTTGTGACTTTCGCGGTTTTCGCCTTCCAGCTTGTCAAGCGCTCGCTGGAAGTTGTCAACCGCCACAGTCAGCTTTGTAATGTTGCTGTTGAGCTTGATGAGCGGGCCACTCACAGAGCCGATAAGCCCGACAAGCACCACAACAACACCTACCACCGTCCATTCTTGCATTTCAGCCCTCCAGCAGGCTGGGGTTCACCAGACCGAGCAGCTTGTCCAGCTTGGCTTCAATGCGGCCCAGCTGCTCGGCGGTGTCGTCTTTGCCGCTGTCCGGGGCCGGAGTGGGGGCAGGCGTGGGTTCCGGCTCGGGTTCAGGTTCCGGTTCGGGCGCGGTATACTCCACGCAGCCCACCGCCAGAGCGGCGGCCTTTGCGGCGATGGCCTTCCGGTCGCCTGCGCTGGCGGGGCCGATGATGAGATAGTCGCCCGCGTCCTCGTGGGGCAGGCCTAGGCTGTCGGCCAGGGCTGCCAGGGTCTTGCGGTCGCCGCCCGATACCGGGCCAACTTTCAGAAGATCGCTCATGGGTGTATCCTCCTTCTTTTCGCCGGTGATGATCGCCGGATAGTCCTTGTAAGCGTGGTTACAGTCCACGCGCCCGGAAATGCCCGGGACGCTTCCGCTGCTGGTATACTGCCACATCCCATAGGGGCCAGTGTAGTCCGTGCGGGCGGTGTAGTGGGCCAGCCAAAAGTCATAGCGGCTCAACGCGGCCATGTCAAGATAGGCCGCAGCGAAAGACTTGTAGGTGTACATGATGCAGTAGCGCCCCAGCTCCTCAATGCGGCTCAAAAACGCCGCGCAGAGGCTCGCGTTCACAGCGCGCGAAAAGCGCTTGTACAGCGTCGCGTGCTCAAAGTCAAGGGCGATGGGCATATCACACGCAAAGCCGTCCAGCATGGCCACACAGACGCTTGCGGCCGCTCGCATGGCGGTTTCGCTCGTTGCGTAGCTGTACAGATATACACCGGTATGCAGGCCCGCAGCATGTGCACCGGCCATGTTCTGCTGATAAAAACGGTCTTCGGTGATTGTACCGTCCGAGTTAATCCAGCCCTGTCGCACCATCGCAAAGCCCATGCCGGATGCTTTTACCTTGTTCCAGTCAATGGTGCCCTGATACTTGGATACGTCAACGCCCTCCATCATGCTCAATCCAGCCACCCCATTTCTTTCAGGTCAGCCTGCACCTCGTCAATTTCTGCCTGCGTGATTTCGGCCAGTGCGTAGACGGGTACGCCAGCCGCATCGGCGGCTGCCTCTTGTGTGCCGCCATACACAAGAGCCTTGATGGCTTCTTGCTTTTGCTCGTAAGTCATAGTTCTCATCCTCTCGATCAAATTCTGTAAATGGCCACGGCCCCGCACTCGCTATAGTTGCTACTGCCGCTGGTGACGGAAACCCACTGGCTGCCATTGAGCGTAAACGTGCCGTTTCCGCCCCACACGCTGCTCTGCCCATACACCCGCTCAGCGCCGTAAATGCGGGTGGAAAGGGTGCCCGCGTCCGCAATGTAGCAGTTGGCCACGGCAATGGCCCCACACGCCCGGTAGGTGCCCGCCGGGAGCCAGCAGCCCCAGCCGCCGAAGCCGGAGGTGCCGCCCATCTGCCACGCCAGCTTGAGCCGGTTGTAAGAGCCACCGCTCCAGCGGCCGTCACCAACGGCGGCAAACATCGCCATGGCGTGGCCCCTGCCGGTGATGCCCAGCACCGTATTCCCAGCACAGAGGTTCCCGTCGTTCAGGCCGATGGTCGAGGCGACTTTGGCAAAAGTCTCGCCCACATAGCTTTCACCGCTATAATAGCCAGCCGGGGGCTTCAGAAAGAGCCGAGACACGCCGTCCGTATTTTGGTAGGCTTGCGTGTCTCGCTCCACGGGTGTGACAGCGACGCTTGGGAAGGCGGTAGATGCACCAACAGCCCCATGCTTGCCCACCGTGTTCCGGTTCAAAATCGTGCCGGTCACCTGCTCGCCGTCCTTGCCGTGGGCGGTGGCCCCTTCCAGCAGCTTCGCCGCCGCCACGGTGTCCTTGGTCAGGTCGATCAGCACCTTGGCGTTAAAAACGATTTTACTGTTGCCCATAGCCATTACCCGATGGTCACGGTTTTGCCGCCAGATGTGTTGTCGCTCACCGCATAGGGGATGGCGGCCACAACCACTTGTGACAGGCAGTTATAGCCTGTATCCGGCAGCACCGTTTGCGCAGTGGCTTTGGGCGTTACGTTCTTGCTTTGAGGCTTCATGCCCTCACTCCCGGACATTGTACCGCTGACCCCCAGCACGGTCACGCCCTTGCGGATGTTGGTAGGGATGAGCTTTGCCTGTTCGGTCGAGTCGATGGTGACCTTGCCGCTGCCGTCGTGGTAGCCCTGGGGCACGGTGTAGGCCCCGGCCTTGGTGCTGATCGTTCCGGTCACCGCCCCGCGATTAGGCATTTCGCCGGAAACTTTTGCACCTTTCACATATGCGGTTTTTCCGGACAAAATTTCTGCCGCCGTAGCGGTGGCGTCGCCCGTATCGGCATCGAAGTCACAGGTGCCAGTGATGGGCGCACCGTCTTTTCCGTGGGCTGTGACCCCGGCAAGCAGTTTATCGGCAGTGACGGTATCGCCGGTCAAGTCAATGAGGACTTCACCATTAAAAATCACTTTGCTGTTGTAAGTAGCTGCTGGCATGTTATGTATCCTCCCCGATGTACACTGTGTTCCCGCCCGACGTGTTGCCCACGTCCCAGCGTTTGATTTCTCGCACTATGATGTTGTTTGAAAGATATTTGTTTTCCGTTTCGAGTTCTTGTTCGCTGCCTTTCGGCGTTACTTCATACGGGCCGAGGTAATTTTCTGGCAACGTGGTTTCCCCGCTGAAAGCGAAATCGAACGTTGCATCCGTACTACTAAGGTCAACCGAAAACCGCACGTCCTCGACAACATCAAAGGTGGCAGCGAACGTTGCCTCTGTGCTGCTCCAGTCCGGCATTAAATCACACCGTCCTTGAGCACTTCATCGGTCTCAGCCTCAACAATATCGCTTTTGAGCGCTGTGCCATCTTTTTTTCGTAGACGCACTTGAATTCGGATTTTACCGGCCTTCGGGTTAAAAGCAAGGGTGTCCTCCTGCCCAAGAGGAACCAGCAAATCCGTGCCTACCATTTGGCAATCTTCCAAACTTTTTTCCACCACGGTCTTGTTACGTTGCTCATACGTCACATACAAACTTGCCAGTTCGCTCTGCGTTACAGGCAACGTAATTCTGTTAGTTACGGTTGTGCCGCTGGAGATTACGGTGCTCATGTTTGTCACACCTCCTATTGCTTTTAATCACACGTAGCAGATAACGCCCTGCCCGTGCGGCGTACCGCCGCCGAAATTGCTATCCCATTGCATATAAATGTTCTGGTTTGCACTCACATAGAACGTAGCAACGTATAAATTGTTACGTCCTGGCGTGGCCACCTGCTTAGAGCCGATGATGATTGACTTGATTTGCATATCGTGGTCAGCGTCGCCCGCAAACAGGAAAAGCAGAGTGCCAGCGGCGGGGGTGCTTCCCAACAAATGAGAAGAGGAGTCAGTGGGAATGGAGCCATGCCAAACCGCCTTCGTCACGCCGGTTCCTTTTACGCCAATCACCGTGTTCCCAACGCAAAGTTTTTCTGCCGTCAGGCTGATTGCGCTGGCTACTTTGGCAAAAGTCTCTCCCACATAGCTGTTCCCATCGTAAAATCCAGCAGGGGGTTGCAAGCACAGCCGGGATACGCCATCAAGGTTGTTGTTCATCTGTGTGTTCGCCGTCACGGGAGTGACGGGCGCGCTTGGGTAGTATTGGCTGATTCCCACAGCCCCGTTTTTTCCCACGGTGTTGCGCGGCAGAATGGAACCTTTTTTAACCGTTTTGTCGCCGGAATAAAACTTTTTGCCCGAAATCACGTCTCCGGTGTCTGCATCGGCGAGGGCGAGTTTTGTGAGGGATAAGCCCCCGCCGCCATTAAAATTTATCTCTGTACCGTCCCACACAAAGCTCAGCCACCGGCCCGTGACGGGTTCACCGGCCAGTGCATCGGCAAAGGTTTCCGCGCCCACATAGGCGGGCACTTCCTTTCCGCCTAGCATCACCGTGTCCCCGGCTTCCACGTTATCCGTCATCTTCACGCGGCCGCTCATGCCAGAGCCGTTAAAGTGGTGCACGTTGTCCATCTTGGTGTGCTTGTAAGTGCTTACGCCACGAGAGTCTGCATAGGCAAAAATGTCTCGCTGTCTGCCGGTCGGGTCGTACATGGCTTGCGTCATATCCGCACTACCAATCTGGGAAATTCGGTCGCTGATTGCCGCGTCTGTCTGGCCTTTTGTATACGCACCAACCTGTTCCGCAGTTACATTGTGCGGATTTTCCAGGTTGTCAATGTGGCCTTGCACTGTGCGGTTTTTGCCGGCTGCGCCGATTTGGCTTGCCGCCGAAGGCGCGGCAAGATCATCCACCAGCTGATTGAGCTTCGGCACGATAACTTCCCGCGCCGTTTGCTCAAACTTTGCCTGCATCTCGCTTGTGGATAGGCCGGGCGTATCAGGCAGACCAATAACGCCTTTGTTTTGCAAATCTTCATCTGTGATTTTTGTGAAGGCCACTTACCACCACCCACTTTCGCTTGTAAATTCCGTGTCGATGTTTTCTGCCTGCCGGTTTTGCAGGCGTTCAAACGCCGTTTCAAACTCGTTGCGGTACGTTGTCGCAATCGCCAGATCATCGTCCTTGTACAGCTGGCTTGCCATGTACATAGGCACAAGCGCCGCCGCATCTTCCGGCAGGTCGATTTTTTGTGCGTCCGGCGTGTTCTCTGTGATTCTGGCAGGCTTTGCGTTGTAGTACACGAGCACAGATTCAATGCCTTTCGGAACCACCAGCAAATGCCCGCCCAGAAGTTTCAAGGACACCGGCCGGGGTTCGTCTCCATCCATACAGTATGTTTCAAAGTCTCCCACATTGAGGAAGTCAATGAGTTCATCTTCAAGATCAAACGTTCTGGATTGCGCCGGGTCTTTCGTCAGCGTATCGTGCGAACGGATGTGCTTTCCGGCTTCCGTTGTGGCAATCATCTGGATTGCTTCGTTTGCGGCTTGCGGCATCGCGTCGATGTAATCCTCTGCGCCTTCATCCTTAGAGGTAAACATCTTCTGCAAGGTTGCGGTTTTGCATTCTCCCCACGTCATACGTCTGCCCCCTCCAAATGGTCGCTGTCAGCCATGTTCAGTTGTCCCATATCCATCTGCGCATCCGGCTGCATGGCGGCCTGCTGCATTTGCTGCTGCTCGTCAATCTGCTGTTTGATTTCGGTTTTGACCTTGCCAGCGCCCGGGAATCCGTTATCCTCGAGATACGTCCAGAAGCGGTAGCTGGTGGTCAACTCTCCAATCGGGCCAAACGCACCTGCCTGATACTTCACGTCTGCCATATCCCACAGCCGTTCGCGGTTTGCGTCCATGTTCGGGGACGGGTCAACGCCAAAAATAAACTCATCATCCCAGTACAGCTCACCGGCGGCATCCCGTTTCAGGAAATCCCACCGGTTGAAATGGGCGAACGTCTGCTCACCGCCGATTGCCGTGTAAGTCATCGGGTACGGTTGGTCAGCATAGGCCAGCATGTACTTGAAGAGCAGCTTGTACAGCCGCCCATACGCCTGATTCTTCATCTCGCGTTTGGACTGCAAACGGCCAGCCGCCTGCTGTGCAGCAAACTGCTTCGCGCTGCCGCTGGTTGCAGATGCATCGTACTTGCCCTGATACGAATCGTTAATGCCCAGCGTACTCTTGGCCCAGCTGTAATTGCTTTCCAGCATTTGCTGTTCGCGGCTTGTGTCGGGCTGAACATTGATAACAGAGATCAGCGCCTTTTCCGCCGGGTTTTTCAGCCGCATGATTTTCAGCTCTTTGTCGCTGGTTTCAACCTGAACGCCTTGCGGAAGCGTAACATAGCTGCCGCCTTTGAGCAGCTTCTCTTCAATCTTCGTGCCAAACTTCTTGATCGCGTTTTGCTGATCTTCAATCACATCAACGTCGCTCACGCCCAAGAAGCGGCCGAACATCCGCACATTGCTGCGGAGAATAACGGGAATTTCTTTCGGCTCGTAGTACGGGATTTGCGTGGGCACGTTTGGGCCGGGCATGGTAATAGCCACGCCTTCATCGTCCACCTGCGGGGTTCCGTCCGGGTTCATCACAAGTTCGTCTTTACCCGGGGTGCTTGCCGCAACAGTTTCACCGCCAAAAATGGTGATGTCCTCGGTCAGCTCTTGCACATCCAGTGGGCCTTCCACAAACTTTTTGCTGCCGCACTCGCACACATCGCCGGACTTCGGGCGGCCGCATTTCGCGCACACTTTACCGCGCCGTTTCTGGCAGTTGTCCAAATCTTCCAGAGTTACGTCTCCGCACCAGCTGTACAGGCCAATACCGCCTTCATCGTTACGATAATACGCGATATTTTGAGTAACAATGCCACTTACAGAGCTCGGATTCTGCCCTCTGGCCGCCACATCATCCTCTGTTTCATCCTTGATTTCAACGCCGTACCGCCGTTCAAGGTAGCGTTTCGGCTGGCTTACAAGAATGAAAATGTACTCCATCTTGTCGATGTCGTACACGCCGGGCTGCGGAATAACCTGCTTCGGGTGGCGCTCTGTCAGCGTTACGTCGCCCAACATGCAGTGGTATCCGCCGTGGGGATCCCACTCAACGTGGAAAAAGTCGCCGCCCTGAATGGGGACGGTTCGCTCTTGCAGGTCGTTCAGCTCTTTCAGGTTGAGCTGCTTGCTCAGGTTCAGCAGCAGAGCCTCAATCTTTTTTGCAAGCTCTTTGTCCTCTTCGTGGATAGCCGTGACGCGGGGGGCGGGGATAGAGGAATCCACCTGGCTTTCGATCAGCTCGTACACGATGTTGCGGACGTTGGTTGCCTTTTTTTCTGCGTCTGTACCATTTGCGCCACGAATGTTTTTATCGCCACGGTACAGTGCTTCGCGGGTATCCATAATGGTGCGGTCGTACTGCTTTCTTGCGTCATCCAGCCGACTTTGCCATTTCCCCCGCTTTGTGGCATCGTCAGCAGCGTGTTTCAGCTTCTCGAACATGGCTCCTCCAAAAAAATGTCCCCACCATCAGGCAGGGACATCGGTAAATCAGGTAGGTTTAATTAGGCAGTCAGAGTAGTGCCGCCGGTCACGCCGCCGCCGCACAGGGCGATGCAACGCCAGTTGTTGAAGCCAGCGCCGAAACGGGCGCGGCCACGGAACACGTTGGCGTCGGTGTTGGGGTCAATCTCGCTCTTGACGGTCAGGGCAACACGGTCAACCCAGGGCATACACAGATAGTCGTCCTTGAACTGGCTGTCCATCATCAGGAAGAAGGGCTTGCCGCCGATGGACTTGGGCAGATAGGGCCAGATCAGCACGTTCCACAGGCCGGCCTGGAAGTTCATTGCATTCTTGTTGCTCTCAGGGTCCAGGTCGCTGGACACGGCAGCCAGAACGGCACGCTTCAGGGAAGCCACGTTGGGAATGATGATGGTGTCGGGAGCGACGTTCAGCAGATTGCCGTCGTCGTCGGTGAAGCTCTGCATGGCCTCCTGAACCTGATCCAGAATGCTGGTGCTGAAATCAGCCTTGAAGAAGTTGCTCTGGGTCAGCTTGGTGCCCTTTGTGGCACTGGGGTGAGCGGTCGAGAACAGGGCCACGCCGTCAGCAGAAGCGGTGCTGTAGGTCTTGTTCTGAATCTTGACGGAAGTGCCAGTGCCACCGGCCAGCAGGGAAGCGGCGAACTTCTCACGAGTGCGGTTGTAGCTGGTGGAGAAGATACCGGCGCGGCTCTTGATCTTGCCGATCTTTGCATCCTCGATCATCTCCTGCGTAACCTCAAAGCTGGACTTCCAGGTGGTAGGCTCAATGACCTTGGAGAAGCCTTCCTGCATACCAGTCTTGGGGTAAGCGCCATTCTCGCCCACGTCCTCGAAGTCACCCACGCTGGTCTCGTTGGTGTACTTCTCGGCGAAGTTGGTGGAACTTTCCATGTTGAAGATGTTGGAAATCAGGCTCTTCTCCTCGAACGCCTCAACGCCGCTCTCGATCATCGCCTTGATGGGTTCTTGGCTCTTGCCGAACACGCTGTTGGCAACGCCGGAACCCTCAGAAAAAATGATGTTAGCCATATATCCTCCTTACAGGAAACGGCCACGGACAACGCCGTTGGCCTTGTTCTCGGTGGAATCGACGGTAAACACACCGTCAGTGGCGGTGGCAGTCACGCTTAGAGCATCGGTGTTCAGGGTCACTTTCGCACCGGCGGAAGCCACGGCAGCGGTGCTGGTGGTCTCAAACACGGTGGTGGGCTGAACGCGGATGCAGGGATACAGGCCGTTGCTGTCGGCAGGGCCCATGATGATGTGAGAGGGTTTTGTAGTCGCGCCGCACTTGGCCAGACTGCCAGCGGTCAGCACAGCGGCAGAGCCACGTGCCAGACTGGTAGCACCGGGCTGGTGCTCAAAAGGCTCCACGTCTGCAATGTCTCGCATAACAACGATAAACATGGTTACTTATCCTTTCCATATTTCTTGTGGTACGCCGCGATTTGGTCGCGCGTCCATTTAGGATTAAACTTGCGATACTCCGCGATGATTTCATCGGTCAGGCCGTCGCTTGCGTCATTTCCGCCGCCAATTGGGGCCAGATGGTCTTTCCCCTTAGCGGTGTTAATGGCCGCCTGCGTGGCCGCTGCGCTCTTCTTGGCGGCCAGCCGATCGAAGAAGGCCGCTTTGAAAGCGCTCACCATATCAACATTGCTCATCACAAGCTGGTTGAAAGTGTCAAATTCGGGGGCGTTACGAAGATCGCCCAGTGTCCGGAATTCGCCGTCCAGTGCGGTGATCTGCCGCATCTGCTCGTTGAATTGCCGCTGGCCGTCTGCTTCACGCTGGGCCTGAATTGCTTCTTTCGCCTGCTTGATGACGGGGCTGTTGTTGATTGCATCATCGAGAATTTTGGGGTCGATTCCCTTCTGCTGCAAGGATTGCCGACGTTGAATGTCCGCCTGCGCGTCCAGTGCTGCGAAGTAATCGTCCATGCTTCGGATAGGGTCTCCGGTGGCCGGGTTTGTCAAATGCCCGAACCGCTCAGTCACCATACGGTCGTACTTCTGCTTGGCCTTTGCATCAGCACGTTTCCGGCTGGTTTCCCATACTTCGTTAGGGATCTCCTGCTGCTGCCCGGCTTCGGCAGCTTCCCCTACGCCTTCATTGGTGGCAGGTTCTCCGGTAGTCTCTTCTTGTGCAGGTGCGGCTGCCTCCTGCTCGACTTCTTCAGTCACAACGCCGCTGGTATTCTCTTCCATAATTCCTCACTTGTCACTTGCTGCGCAGATCGCCGCCCTTGGTCACGGTAGGCTTCTTGCTGCTAGAGCTGTTGGTAGCCTTCACGCTGGCGGTACTCTTGTTGCCATTCTCAATCTTCATGACGCTCCTCCTTTCCTTCCGTACTAAGGTCTCTTTCTGCCTGTGCTTGGCCGTAGCCGCTGCACTGCCGATTGCGGCAAATGAACGTCAACAGTTCACCGCTGACGTTGACCTTCATTTCAATGCCACATCTAGGACACTTCATGCTATCACCCCTTGTACTTTCCGCTCTCAATAAACTCAATTGCCCATGCCATCAAACCGAACGGCTCATTCAGCGTCTTGTTTTCAAAGCGATAACGAGTTTTGTCAACCCGCTTCAACTTCGCCTTGGTGTGCAAGGTGCGTGCCGTGGTGTCGCTGGAAAAACTGAACTTCGAGAAAACAAGCTGTGCAAAGGACAGATAGCGTGAATTAAATGCATTCCGTTTCAGGGTTTTCCATTCGCCCTTGCGCAACACCCGCATATCCACACTGGTGGCAACTGCGGCCGCAACGCTAACTGCGAGATACCTGAATGTCTTGTTCTTATAGAAAAGGCGTCCCGAAATATCAGGGGTTTCCCACCATGCTTCAATCGGTTTGCCCATATCGTTGTAGCTGTCAAGGCTGGCCGGGTCGTCATAGAAACGGCATACCTTGCCGTCTGCCGTGCCGAAATACAGCCGCTCATCAATCACCCACAGGGCGCTTGCCGGTACGTTGGTACGGAAGAAGCAAGCGTATTGTCGTGTAGAATACGGCTCAGAGGCAGCTCTGCCAATGTTTTGCAGGCCGTCGAGAATGTACGCATGGTCGTTCACGCACAGCCAATACAAGTCCTTGTGCACCACTGCCACCGCATCTTCGAGGTTCTTTTCCTTTTTCAGTTTCTCGTTGATGTAGTAGCTTCGGTTCTGTGCGTATCGTTCGCCGCTAATGTCCGACGGGGTGATTGCGAACACGCCAAGCTTTGTCAAAAACACTGGTTCCGTGGACAAGTACGCAAACGATCGCTTCGCCACTGCTCCGGGGCCTTGCAACGTATTGATAATCGGGAACGCGGGCGTGGAGTTTACCAGATCGCCCCGCCGCACAATCACGTTTCTATCGGGTTCTGCATCGTCCTTGTGTGTAGCAAGGTAGTTGTTTATGATGCTGTAGCCGATAATTGCGCTGCCAGCCGTGCCCAGCTGGGAATATCCTGTATCCGGCCAGTATGTCGTGTCGTACTGCCCGGAATACCAGTCTTGGTTAGGATAATCCGGGTTCCCGGACAAGAACAGCCGGTCAGACGCGCCATTTACGCCAAATAAAATGCCAATATCGCATTTCAAAACGCGGTCTGCGTACCCTGAAACCGTCCGGCTCGCGGAGATTTCAACATTATCCTCGCCAGATAGTGGAGAAACGCCAGGCGCAGTGTTGAATGTCACCGTGCCTTTGGTTCTATCAACCGTGAAACCGTCGTTTTTGTCCACCCATGCGCCGTCTGAATTCAGGATTTTCACCGTTACGGGTCCATCATCCAGCCCGGAAAAGCTCAGATGGTAAACTGTGTCGTCTTTCGTACCGGCAAAACGCTCCCTGAATTTCGGAGAAATCAGGTTTAGCGCCTCATAATCTGTGCCGCCGCCTTTCGGGGACTTTGCGATAGAAAACAGCGGAACCTTTGCAATTTCTGCCGCGTTCTTTACGCTGGTTCCGTCGTAAATCAGGATATGCGCGCCATCAATGATGGTCAAACTATCATTGAGTTGCCAGCTTTTGGACGGGGCGTTGTTCGCTTGCTCGTAAATAACCGTACCATTTTCACGGTACAGCTTCGTTCCGGCGTGGATAATGCCATCTTTATCCTTTTTCAGCTTGTGATACCCGTTGATTTTCCCATCAAACGTTCTCACAAGCTCATAGCCCATGGATTTGCGCACTTTTCCGGGCACGTCCCGGATCATGTTCTGCCCGTTCGGGGACTGCCGTTTGTCAACGTTGCCGGGGGCGTTGCTGTAATCCACGCCCAGAAACGTATCGACCACCATTGTGCTAGGGGACACCTGGTCAGGAACTCTAAAATGTACTGCCATGTTTCCCCTCCTTAGAACGGATCTCCGAACTTCTGAATCATGTACGCCTTTCCCTCATCGTCTGCGTTGTAGTAATCCTCCCACAGGTCAGATTCCCACGTGACGTGTTTCTTTGCTTGCGTGGCTTCTGCGGGTGCAGTCCACCAAACACAAAAATACCGCAAGCTATCCACGGAGTGCGTCAAGCTATGCGGTTCCTTCGCGTAAACGTCAGGTTTACGTTCGTCCTTTTGAATTTTCTGCAAACACCGAAGCAATGTTGGGGTCTTGTACATTGTCAGCCATGCTGTATTTGTCGCCGGGTCAATGCGGAACCACTCTTTCATGGCCGCGCATCCGGCAGGGAAGTCCCGGCTCACCTGCACCAATTGAAGCCCTGCTTCAAGGAACAGCTGCGCCCGGCTCTTGCCGCTTTCCTGACTGCGCCCCCACAGGTCAGAGGGGGCCAGGAACAACTCAACCTCCTCGCCCTTCGACAGTTTCAAGATGGTTTCTGCCGCCGCGCCGATGGGCAAATTGCTTTCGTTATACTCTTTGTACACACAGGCATGGCCTGTTACATCAATGTTTACCCAATGGACGCTCAGCATATCAAGGCCGTAGTCCATCACGCAATAGCGCCTGCCCTTTGCGGGAAGTTTATCCACACAATGGGTTTCCTTCCTCACTTCGGGGAAGAACGCGCCGCCGGGGACTTCCAATGCCTGATCTACAGTTGCGGGGTATTCCTGATAGGTCTTATCTTCGCCCAGCGCGTTCAGCGTCCGTTTGTACCACGCTTCATCCCGGCGGGGGTCAGCGCTCCACGGCAAAAACAACTTTGTGAACCCGTTGTCCGGGTTTGTGTAGATCTCCTCAAACAGCGTCCCGCGCTTGATTGTAGACAGACCAATGACCCGGCCGCCGGTTGGACGGTTGATGACAGGGAACGCTGCTTGCCAGATTTCTTCCGCGTACTGCTGGAACGCCCATTCGTCAATGATAATCAAGTCAGCCGTGAACGAACGACCGGCAGAGGGGGACGAAGGAAACGCTTTGAAAACGCCTTCCGGGCCGTCTGGCCATCGCACCCGCAATTCCAATGCGGATGCCTTAAACACAGGCCCGCTCCACCCGGCGGGTACAGCGCCCTCTTCCGCAATGAACTCTGGCATGTAGCGCAAAATCACGCCCATACGCCGCACAAGCTCTTTCGCCTCGTCCTCTGTTCTGGACAAGCCAACAATCGTTCGGCCCGTATTTAACGCCAAAAGTCGGCTTGCCTCAGCCAAGGCAAGCCATGTAAAACCAAGTTGCCGCGCTTTCAGCACAACAATCAGCCGATCATTTGCGAATGCTTGCAAGGCTTTCTTCTGCCCGTCCCATAGCTTGAAGGGAACGATCAGTTCAGCTGCGTCCTTGTCCTCAATGTGGACATACGTTTCCACGAAGTAGGCCGGATGCTCCATGCAGTATTTCGCTTCCGCTTTTCTTACGTCTGCAAATCCTGCCATACTTCTTCCTTTCCCTTGTGCGCAGGCCCATTGCAGGGCCTTACTGGGCGGAGGCTTTCCCGCTTGCCCATCTATTTGCACGCACACCCCGTTCCCGCCCTCCGGGCTTATCCTGTGCCCGGCTCACCCATTGGTTGGGCTGGCAGGTGTCGAACCTGCTATGTGGGAGTCAAAGTCCCATGCCTTACCGTTTGGCCACAGCCCAATAAAAAATCCCCGCATGGTACGCATCAGAGAGAGAGAGGCGCGCGGGGGTGCCTGCCGTGAACTCCCGCTTGCGCCCCGGCGGGATATTTTAACGGGTCATCGGCTTTGGAGCCGCCAGAAGGACTCGAACCCTCGGCCTGCTGCTTACAAGACAGCCGCTCTACCAACTGAGCTATGACGGCATAATGGGGCGTTGCCGCCCCTCCTACTTTGCGTGTAGGGCCGCCCGTATGAACTTACCCGCCACACGGCACGGGGAACAAAACCTTTAGCTTTGATTTGGGTACCAGCCTCACAAAGCACGTGAAAACAGGCTACAATGCCGCCTGTCAGGGCCGGAGAACAACAATGGTTGTGAATGGTAAAAAATTTTTTTCGAGTACCACCCTTTTGAGAAGATGGGGTGGGTGAACCCGATGGGGGGGGTATTTTTTGAAAAAAGTCTGGCGAGAAGCCCTTTTCGCTACGCCCCGCCCCGTCCTCGGACACCCGCCCCTGCCCCACAGAGGGGGGGGGTGGGGGCCTCCAGAGAATAGCGGTACAGAATATCTATGCTACTATCATCAGCAGCCCGGTGCCCATGGTACAGCCTAACCTATTTCGCTAAATTGCTGTTTGACGAAATAGGAATCGACGATTCAACGTTTCTTTCTTCCCTTTGCGGAATTTACCGCGCCAGAATCTGCACTTTTGGTGCTGGATGCATCCAGCCGGGCCGCAACCTTGCGCGCCAGCTGCACGTCCTCAGCGCTCAGCTGCTGCACTGCCAGCGTCTCGCCGGGCTTGTCGCCTGCGCTGTCCCTCACCCATGCCGCCGCCGCTGTGTCGCCGTCCTGGGCCTTGATGATCTGCGCGATGGCTATGGCGTCGTACTGATCTAGGGCCGTATCGCGGGCTTTTGCGGCCCTCTGCGCCGCCTCTGCCAGCTCGCTGTCTGTAGCTCCGGTGTACTCCATCGCCAGGAGATCGTCCAGGACGTCCCGCAGAGCTCTTTTGCGTCGTCTGGACTCCGTGGCCGCCGCCTGGCCCTTGCGGGTAAAAGCGGTCTTTTCCTCCGGCTCCATGGCAGTGATCGGCCGGAGATTTGCCAGCGCTCTGTCTGTCGGTCTCGCCATATCCTCACCCCCTTATAAAAGAGGGAGGCCCCCACGTTGTGAAGGTCTCCCCTGCATTATGTGTCTTGTCTTGCCTGCCTGATAGCCTCAGCCAGCAGCCGCGCTGCCGTCTGTGCCGGCGTCTCGCCGTCAGCCTCTAGGCCCTGGACTGCATCAGCTCTCAGGCTGAGCCGGATGCGGTCGCCGTCTTCGGTGGCCTGTGGCTGTGTGCCGTGGGCCATCCGTGCCCGGACTGCCTCCAGTACGTACCCCTGTAGGCTCTGCCCGGCTGCTGCTGCCGCCGCTCTGATGCTCTCGCCTTCAGGGCGCAGCGGCTTTATCATGATCTGATCACACTTTGCGTTATATTTTGCGTTACCTCGTCGTTTCGCTTCGCTTTGCATGGCTGTACCTCCTTATAGGAGAGTATACCACGCTCCGCCGGTTCCCGTCAACGTGTACAAACTGCACAATTTCCCGTTAACCAATTTGTGAGATTCTCCAAACTTCCCGTTAACGGGTTGACAACTTACACGTTAGCGGGTATACTCTAGCCATAGCAAGCGACACAGGGCCGCAAGCAGAAGAGCAAGGAGGACGACATGAGCAAAGCACTTACCACCGATGATCTCATCAAAAAAATGGCGTGGCACGTAGCCCGCGAGGTAAAGCACTACAAGAGCGACTTTGACCTCGACAAAGAGGCGCTGTCCGAGGCGCTGGCTGCTGGCCGCTATGGCCAGTATATCTGGATTACTCGCACCTGTGGCACGTATCTCGTGCCGGTCGGCATCGCGGCCACAGACCCCGACCGGAGTGCCGAGGTGCTGGCAGTTATCCGGCGCGCATGGTCGGACGCCGAGCGCCGCGAGTACTGCATCACCCTGGGCCCCTGCAGCCACTCTTTCCAGCCCCTCCGGCAGAAGGAGGCGAGAGCATGACGCTCTACTATATCAACTGGGACCGTGACGACTGGTCCCTGTGCAGCGTCCAGTCTGAGCACCTCGTCGAGATCTGGCCCGGCGCGTGGGTTGACTGCTCCGGCAGGATCCCCGGCCCGGTCCTCGATCGGCTATATACCACCGCAGACGGGGCGCTGCACCACAATCCGGCCCGTAGGTGGCCCGCGGCACAGGAGGTGCGCACATGAGACTCACCCGCATGGAGTGCCTGGCGATCGGCTTTGGCTGGGGCGTATCGCTCCCCATGCTATGGCTGCACTGCCTGGGCATGATCTAAGACCCGCAAGGCCGACGGCATCCGCCGCCGCTGGTGCAAGTCCAGCCGCCCAGATGGGCGGGCGCTCATGGGCCCATTCACATCGACACAGCCGCCACGGCGGCACATCATAAGGAGGGTACACCATGAAAGCTTATAGCGAGATCAAGGAAGATCTGGAAGCCAGAAAAGACCGCAGCGCATGGGGCAGAGGCGTCAACGCCTACGCCCTGGAGCTGCTGGAAGAACTCAGAGAGCGGGCAGCTTATGAGGGGCGCGACCCTAAACCGGGGAAAGAGTGCCGGGAGTGGATGCTGAACGGGGCGCAGAACTGGAATGAATATTTCTGGGGCGGCTCTGCCCTCATTTATAACGGTGACATTGCCGAAAGACTTTGCACCCCGTCCGAACTCAAGAAAACCCGCAACGGCGAACGCAGACCGAACAGCCGGGAAGAATGGTTAGACACTCAGGCAAGAGCACTATACCAGGCTTGTAACCGTGTAGCTTGCTTGTATAGCTCCATAGTGACGGAATAAGGGAGGAAAAACAGACAATGAAAAAGTACACACAGCAGGATTTGCGCCAGCTTGTAAGGCTTGGAGTTGCAGAGGACTACACCAACAAGCCCAGCGAATACGCCCAGACATTGAGAAGGCTTGAAAAGGTAGGCTATAGCACGGGTGTATATGGCTTGAATGGTGGCTTAGTGCAAGACCCGGAAACGGGTACATTGTACGCCATTATCGGACGCTGTAGTAATTTGTTCATCGTGTTTTGACCCCCGTTGCGGCGGGTATAAATAGCCAGTTAGGCCGCAAGCGTCCCGGCATTTTGCCGGGGGTCTGGAAAGTGTAGGCTTTCAAACCTGCACCACAGAAAGAAATATAGGAGGGTAAAATTATGCTTTCGCTGAGTTTTCAAGCCCGTATTTTCCAGAACTACCACAGCGGGCAGGACTGCACCAACGGCAGAAAATACCGTTATACCGTTCAACGCAACCCGCTGGCGTTTGGGGCGTTGGTTTGGATTATGCGCCAGCCGTTGCGAGGTGGCTCTTGGGAATGGGTACAGCCTTTAGCGTTGAATATGCAATTCACGCCCCGCAATAGTGTTAGATAAACTTCACCACAGCCCCGGAAACGGCAAGTCGTCGCCCGCCGGGCCATGCAGGAGATTGCAGCGCTCAAAGCGTAACGCAATAGGGAGATACGAAATCCCGTATCTCCCTATCTCTACATACTAAATATATCATATTTGCGATATATTTGGTAGTGTATCAGACTGTTTTCGGCTGTTGCATTTGCGGCAGCCCGCACAAAAAATAATCTCAAAATTTAGGCAAATTGCGAATTGCACCACCACCCAATGAGTGGTATAGTGTAGACAACGAAGCAAGCCGAGCAAAAACAGGAGGGCAAAACGATGACGAAGATTAAAGACGGCTGGCACCGCATTTGCGGCGCTGATGTGTACGTAGAGAATGGCCGTGTCCTGCGCGGCTTGAAGAACGGCGGCACGGAAACCGCTTACCCCTACAAGCCGGCATCGAAGAAGTACGGCGGCGGCTGGGACATCGGCACCCCGTCCGTGTCAGCATTCCGGCGCGGTCCCTGGGTACTCATGTAAAGAGGAAGGAGAACAGACGATGAAAAAAGCCGAGTTGAAAGACGTTGCCACCCGGTACGGGATGGGCATTATCCGCGAGGAAGTCACAAGCAAAGGCGTCGGGCTGTACCTCGTGACCGAGGAGGACATCCCGGAGCTGGATGCCCTAGCCAGCACACCCCCGTTTTCCGCAGCGCCGGGAGCGGTGGTCGCAACGAAAGAATACAGCCCGTGCGACAACACCCACACTTACCGCGTCTACTGCCCCTCAAACTGGTTTGACCTGTGGGGATGGGCAGACTAAGGCCCGCAAGGCCGACGCTCACGCGCCGCCGGTGCAAGCCCGGCCACCCCTTACGGGGTGGGCGCTCATGGGTACACAAAGAAGGAGGAAAGAACCATGAAAACAGAAATCGTCGTCTCCATTGGGGGCGCTGTCAAGCGTTCGCCCAACCGCGAACCGGACGAGTACGCCTACTTCGCTCAGGTGCGCGGTTTTTCGTTCGCTGCGCTTCCCGTACCTGACGGGTGGCAATGGAGCATTGGCTTCCAGGGGGACGCGCCGCACCGCAAAAGAGTGACAATCTCCCTGCCGGACTTCATCTTTAAGGACAAGGTATGGGAGTTGCATTCCGAGTACCGCACGGACGACGGGCTCGGCGACCTTGTTGTAATCACATGCGACCCCATCCGCGTGTGTGGAAACGTTGAGGCCGCAATAGACGCAGCGATCAAAACGATCGTTGTTTCCGCTCCCACAAAGTCTGGTAAGCGGGAAAACATCCCGTTTACCATCGAGGCAGTATCACCTATCTGGTGATGCGTCGTCCCCCCCGTGCGGGGGACGTGGATTGAAACAAGATATCAGCAGGAGGAAATCAATAATGTGGAACAAATCTGAACTCTTCGCAATGGCTCAAGAGCAGCCGAAGGAAATCTTTAAAAGCAATGTAACCCTGAGCATCCCGGACAACGCGCCGGGCTGTGTTGATCTCGACGCAGAAGCCGAACGCTTGTCCCGCTTTTGGGACGTTGCGCACATGACTGTGCGGGAACTCGCAGAAGCCACCGGAATGAGCCAATCTGCCTTTGCCCGGGCTGCTTGCATCCCTCTGCGTACCATGCAAAACTGGTGTGGGTCACAGCGAAATTGCCCGGATTATATCCGCTTTTTGTTGGCGGAGCATTTCGGGCTGATCTAAAGTGAGGCGCGGAGTTGTCCCGCGCCTCTTGTCAAAAAGGAGGTATACCCATGCCGAAGGTCCAAAGAAAATACGAATTTACCGGCGAAACGAAAGAGTTTTCCGGTCACACCCTGCACCGCATCCGCGCAGTGCGTGATTTTACCACATCGTCAGGCCCCGTAAAGTCAGGCTGTCTTGGCGGCTGGATTGAAAGCGAGAAAAACCTCGACCAAGACTATACCGCATGGGTTGCAGACGAGGCCATGGTTTTCGAGGCTGCGTCGGTCTCTGAAGAGGCGTGTGTGTCCGGTCATGCGCAAGTCTTTGGCGAGGCCATTGTAACAGGTGGCGCAGAAGTCACCGACAACGCCCGCATTTTCGGCACCGCGTTTATACTGGACTCCGTGAAAATTTACGGAGATACCCAATTTTGCGGGGATACGATGGTATCCGGCGCAGTGTATGACCACGGCATCGTGATGCATGCGCCCGAACGGGACGTGAAGTTGTGGTTTATCCGGGAACCGGGTGATGTATGGAATGGCGAATGCTCTCGCGACGCAATCACCGATGACGGGCGTTACATGGAGATCACATGCAAAGCCCCAGACTTAAAGCGAGAACCGGGCGAAAGTGAGGACGAGTACGAGGCCCGCTTGCTTGACGCCACAGAATGGGAAACTCCCGTCCGAGTTACTGACATCCGCAAAGACGGAAAGCGGACTGTCGTTGCAGAAAATGGCAACGCAACATTTTCTCTTCCGCGCTCAGGCATCATCGTATATACCCCAGATGACGACTAATAACAAAAGAGGTCACACCCTTCCGGATGTGGCCTCTTGCTTTTTATTTATCCAGATTCTTCACGGCGGCACGATGCAGGGCATAAACCCAGTCAATGCTGTACCCGCATTTGTCTGCCACCTGCTGCCATGTGCAGCCGTCCACGTACCGCATTGCAAGCACTGTCCGCTCTGTCCGGCTTTCCAGCTTTTTCAGCGCAGCCGAAATCTCAGTCAGCGCTTCTTTTGCTTCGTCCATGGCCTGCATTGCGTCCTCGCGGATGGCTTCAATCCGCTCCACCGCCGCCGGGATGTGGTCGCTTGTTCCTCCGCGCCCCAGAGTAGAGGACACGCTAGCCGTGCATTTCGTGGCCTGCGTGTTGGCCTCTTCCAGCCGGGCAGTTGCCATGCGGTAGTCGCTCAGCGCGTCCTGATACCGTCTCAGCCAGGCTTTTCTCTCGTCATACGTCACTAGGATCACCTCCCTTCTTCGGCTCATCCGCCGCAAAAAGCTCAATCACCTGCGCCGCCCGTTCCGTCATATCCGGGATGCACAGCTCAGGGTTTGGCCCCTGATAGTAAGCACACCCCTTGCAGTCGTCCACCGTGCGGGCCTTCCCGCAGCGCCGCAGAGCGTCCGCCAGCTGGGCAAAAGTGATGTAGTCGCTCATTTTAATTCCTCCACATAGCACCAACTCTGGGGCGGTTTTTTTACAATGCAATCTTGGCACGTCCCGCAATTTGGAATTGCAAAACCCAAGTCGTTGTATTTGCATTCCCGGTTCCACGGTTTGAACCGGTTGAGCTGTTTCGGGTCATCGTAGATTTCCAGCTTGGAAATGTGCCAAGCGTACCCATCCTTACCGCCCAGGTATTTTTCAATTTGGGGCGTTGTTAGGCAGCTTTCGGAAAAGTCAAAGGAATCATCTATCGTGTGCCCGTTTTTCATAGCAGCGAGCCGAATCCCAGGCAACCCGGAAAAGCCAACGTGAGTTAGCCATGTGATCTTGTCGCAAAAGAACTCCCCAACAACCTTCCCGTGTTTTCCCCACATTCCCATTGCAACGCCGCTATTGGTGCAGTAGATATGGCACTTAAACGGCGTTCCCATATTTGGGCGGGTCTTTCTGACTTCTAGCGTCTTTTCTCCGGCCAGAATCTTTTCCACCCACTCCGGGCGGATGCTGATAAGTACCGCTTTAGCCATGTTCAGTCCTCCCCACAATCTGGTCGATCACGTTTTTGCATTCGGCTACCATCTCCTTGGTTGTCCACCTCTTACTGTACCCGAGATCCAGAAACTGGAGATCTCCGGAATAGTCCATACAGTGTGCGTAGTCCCACCCCAAGAAATTTCCTTCGTGGTCAACCGTTGTCAGATAGTCGCGGTGATATGTAATACCTCCATGGCAATCAATATCACGCTCATTGATCGCGCGTAATCCCAGCGGCGCAATGTCAACGTAAGCGCAGGGGTGTGTGCCTAAGCTCAGAACGTAAAACGGTACGCCGCGATAAACTCCATCCGCCAGCCGTACCGGTGGAATCCTGCCTTCCTTATAAATCATTTCCTGCATGTTCATGTTATCTCCTTCCCGCCCGGGTTGCCCCGGGCTTGTATTATCCCCATTGCTCCGCCATAGCTTTGGCGATACCGGGGAAAGTCTTGCTTCTTGCTTTTTGCGTTCGAGGGTCGTTCCATCTTAAAACTTTTCCGTTTTCATCTGTGGCATAATTGGCATGTGCCCCAACGCTATACCCTCCCGGCAAGATTGTTCCTCTGTCGACTATGCTTGTGGGCCTTAGAGGCGGCACGTTTTTCAGCCATAAACACGTTTTTTTTCGTGCTTTATGGCCGAACTCATACGGCTCGATGATACAGTCTGGTTTCCTGTAGTGCGTGGACATGTATCCAACCGGGTTTTCAATCGCGATTTTGTCGACATTCGCCGTTGCAAACCCCATAAAAAATTTTGCGGCGGCGGCTCTCGCTGCAATCCTTTGCTGCGCCTTTTCGCCGTATCTGGCAATATTAAACCAGCGATTCCCAGAAACAGCCAGGTAAGTGCACGGCGGGTGAGCGATCAGCAAGTCCCACTTGCCTATGTCGTGCGTTTTGCCATCCATCGTTGTGACCTGCCTACTCTCAACCGCTTGCAGCGCATCGCCTAGGATGTGCCACTCAGGGTGACCGCCGGACGGCTCCTGAATGTCGCAGCTGTAAGCCTCGTGCCCACGCTCGCGGAACGCCTTGCAAACCGTCTGCGATTCTTCACACGCGATCAGTACCTTCATTGTGCTTTCTCCTAATAATCATCTGGCCCCGCGAATTGGTCTCCCACAGGGACGGTTTGCCATATCTGAGCCACGTTTGCACAAACACAGCTCTCTCTTCTGCGGTGTCAAAACGGGCCTTCTTGAAGCTTCCTAGGTGCCGCCAGCTCACCCAAAAGCCCGGCTTCACAAATCACCACCCAGCTCAAGGTACTTTTCCAAGTACCAAATGGCTTTTTCCACGTCCTCTTTGGGCGTTTCGTGCTTTTGCTTGCAGCGCCACAAGTATTTAAAAGCGTTGCAGAGGCAAAACGCCCGCACGTCATCCCGTCCCATCGTCTCAAGCATCGCGTCGATGCACTCAATCTTGCCCGCATAGTGGGTGGGGTGATCTACTTCTTCCGTTTCCGCCTCTTCACGCTCCGGCTCAAGCCCAAGAATTTTTGCAAAAACTGGCGCTTGGTCGTCAACCTTAATGGTGTACCCGTCCACCCCTTTCACGCTGGTGGGGTCGCATGCATCTCCTTTATCCGCCGGGGAAAATCGGTTTTCGGCGAATTCGTACAGGTTCGTACCACGCGGAAAAGAGTGTTTGCACTTCGCGCACGGCATACAATACACCGGCACGCTTTGAAATTTGCACTTTTCGCACATATTATCATCCATTTTTTAGCTCCTCCGTGTTATTGCGCGGCCTAAACACCGCCACCATGCTCGGAAAGGGCGCGCTGTTTTTGCTCCCGCCGAACTTCAGCCTCCCGCGCACGAACCTGATTTCGGCACGGCCCAGAACATAGTCATGGAACCATCGCGTGTCAGTTCTCGCTGGCAAAAGGCACACGACCGTGTTGCCGCGTTCAGCTTCGCGGCGGGCCTTGCGCACCCACTTGCCAATTTCCCGCCCATATGGCGGGTTGCACCATGTTGAGCTTGCCCAGTCCTGCCGCAAACCGTCTTGTGCGGGGGTAAAAAACAACTCGCATTTGGCGTTGCATGGCAAAGCGCACGCATCCAGCACAAACTTGAATTCACGGTTTAACTCGTCGTAAAAGTCTTGTGGTGTGCTCCACAGATCGGGTTTGCTTGAGTACATCCCCTCATTCAACGTCGCTCACCTCCACTGTCACTCCGTCCCGCCCATCGTAGGCGAAACAATCTTCAAAACCGACGACCCAACGATTGTTATCGTTGGGCAAGAAGCCCGCGGCTTGCATCCCATCAAGCACAAACTTTTTCCCAAATGCCACGTTGTCTTTGTCCCTTCGCCGTGTCCTCTCGTGCCACGTAAAGCGGATTTTAACCGGCCCGGTTACAGGTGGCAGCCCCCGAAAGTAGAGGGCCACCGCCTGCGTGTAGTCGGACTTGACTTTTCCACCTGCGTACCGATTTCGGCGGCAAGCGTTTGTGTACTCATTTGCCCCCGGCAGGCGAAAGGGGAGATCAACTGTAATCATTCACCGCCACCTCCTCAAACCGCTGCTGGCTTCCAACGAAATTGAACGGCAAATCGCCGGTAATACCGTCTTTGTTTTTTGCAATGCGAACGGTGTATTTGCCCGTCTCCTTGTCGTTGTGCAGCAGAATGATGTTGTCCGCATCCTGCTCAATCTGGCCGCTGTCGCGCAAGTTTTCCATCGTGGGCAGGTCGCCAGCCCCGGCGCGGTTCAGCTGGCACAACGCCACAACGCAGATTTTGGTTTGCTGGGCAAAGTCGTGCAAATCCTTCGACACCATTGTGGCCCGCTCGTAGCTGTCCTTCCCACGGGAAGGGATAAGTCCCAAATAGTCGATGAAAACCACATCAAACTTCTGCGCTTGCGCGTCCATTTTCAGCCACTGTACACCGCGCCCGTTGGCTTCCACGATTTCGAGCGGGCAAGTGGCAAAGTGGTCAAGCGCCCGCAACTGAATCTCGTTTGCGTTGTCCATCTGCACCGCATAACGGCGCACACTGTCGTATTGCAGCCGCATGATGTTGGTGCAAATCCTCATGCTGAGACGTTCTTTTGACGTCTCGTAGCTGTAATAGCCGACTCTCTTGCCGTTCTGCGCGATCTGCCGGGCTACCTGCAAGGTGAATGCCGTCTTGCCGCTGCTGGGCCGTCCGCCGATCACCACAAAGTCACCCGGCCCCCATCCGGTGTAACGGTCAAGCCGCCCGAACCCGGTGGCGAAGTAGGGCGGCCGCCCGCCAGCCATGGCCCGCATGAACCACGTGGCACAATCCATGGCGTTGAAGCGCCCGGTGCTCTGCTTGCCTGCCAACATATGCGCCAGTTCCTGCGCCGCGCTCTCCACATCATCTTTGGAGCATCCGCTGCTTGCCAGCTTCAGGCCCACAGCCTGTGCCCGCTGCACCAGCGTGTGATCCTTCACGGCGGCAATGTATGCGGGGTAGTTGCTGTAAGCAATTGGGGCTTCAGCGCACTCTGCAAGCAGCTCCTTGCCCATCACAGAGGCTGCGCTTACCGTGTCCAACTTACGGTGCCTTGCCCACAGGCTGGCCAGCTTGTCGTACACCTCGCCAAGTTCCGGGTCGCTAAAGTCGTCACCCGCGATAGCGTCCAGGATGTATGGCTGTGCCTTCTGGTTTACAAGCAGGCAGCCAATGACAGCTTTTTCCGCCTCGATCATGGCAAGTACCTCACCTCCCGTTTCTTCTGTTCGGCTGGCATTTCATCTTCCCACGCCATGTCGTGCAGCCAAGTGGCAGGGTAAGGGATAAATTGCCCGCCGTCCTTTTGCCAGTCAGCACTTTTCTTTTGGCACGAGATCGCTTCTAGGATTCTGGCTTGTAAAGAGCTATCAGGTTTAAGTTTCTTCCAAGCTGATAATGCCTTCCCCTTGCTCTTTTTCTTTGGGTAGGCAGCCCAAAAGGCGGCAAACCCATCATCACTCGCGCAGCGGTTTGCGCATATGAGAGGATCTTTAGATCCTCGAATATATATATTATTATTTATATTATGGGGTGAAGTTTTTTCATCACCCCCATGAAAATTCTGCATGGGGGGTGAAGCTGGCGCATTATCTTTTTCAGGTGTTTTTTCGGGTTCCGGCTCTTGTCCAGGCTCGACTGCGCGGTAGTCGCAGAAGGTCACACCGCCGACATCTCTTGTCCGCTTTTCCAGCAGCCCGCGCTCTGTCAGGGTGGAAAGCTGCTGGAAGATTGCCCGCTTGCTGCATCCGCACCAGTCAGCCAGATAAGCCGCCGTGCCAGTAAACCACTCACCAGCTTGCGAGAATCCGAAAACACAGGCGTACACAAGCAGGGCGTTGCCGGTAAGATTCAGGCGGGAGCGCATCCACCCCTGAATCACGATGTAATTGTTATCTTTCAAGGCGCTGCCTCCGATTAAAAGGGCAAATCTTCGTTGTCGTCGATGACCGCAAAGTCATCCGTCGCCGCTGACTGGGCAAATTCGCCCGCTGTGCCCTGTTTCTGGGCGCCCCCGTCATTCTTCCCGCCGCAGAAGAAAGCCCTGTCAGCGGTCATTTCCCACGTCGTGCGGCGATTGCCGCTGTTGTCGGTGTACTCCCGGCAGTGCATGGAGCCGCTGAGCGCGATCATATCCCCCTTGTGAAACCATCCGGAGATAAACTCGGCAGTCTTGCGCCATGCTGTCACCCGGAAGAAGTCGGTGTGCTTCTCGCCGTTTCGGCTCTTCGGGCCGTCCACAGCCACGGAGAAAGAACCTACTGCGTCTCCGGCCTGCGTTTGGCGCATCTCCACGTCGGCGGTCAGGCGGCCCATAATGATGATTTGATTCATGTTTTTAATCCTCCCGGTAACTTTTGCCAAATTCGGAGCGGAATTCGTCCTCGCTCCATCCATACTGCTCCATCGCGCACTGCTGCGCGAACCATTTAAGCGCGTGATCGGCAGTCGCGTTGTTGTGCACGGCTGAAATCCCGTCAATGTGGTGGGCGTGGTGACAAAGGCTCACCCACAGCCCCAGCCGTTTTGATTTGTCTCTATACGGGCCGTAAAAAATCTCGTGTCGATCTAGCTTGTCGCGGTATCCATTCGCTCTGCAAATGAAACATTCGTCCATGTATTCCTGCACAATGCTAGGGGCGTACCCGTTCCGGTCAAGCCTTACGCCGTACTCGTTTGTCAATGCCACGCCTCCTTCAACTTTTCCAATTCCGCCGGGGTTGCAGTCTCGATTCCCTGCGCCCGGCACTCCTGCACTACAAGGTCAATCAGGCGCGACATCTGGCGGGTGTCGTATGTGCTAGATCCCTGATACAGCACCACGTTTTTACATCCGTCAATCTTGCTGTCCACCACATCGGCAGCCCAGCCCAAGCCGTTTTTGCCCCAAAGCTGCACCAGCTTGTCAACGGCCTTCTCAACGCAGCACACCGTCTCGCTGTTGCCTCCGACTTCCCGGATTAGTTCCCGGTAAATCTCTCCCTTCGGCTTGTGCAAGGCGGCGGCCAGCTTGTCCAGCAGCACCCAGCAATAGGCGTTCGCGTCAAGGCTTCGCCGTTACCGGTGCTTGTCAATCTGGATGTCGATTAGCTGCTCAGGCTCAAAACCCTGGCACACATGCAGCAGGTTCCCGATGTGGTCTGGGAACTGGCTTGCCTTGATGCAGAGCTTCATCCCTCGATCCTCGCGGGCTGCTGGTCATCCTGCGCTCGTGCGGCCTTCTCGCAGGTAATGCACATCACCTTGCCACGCTTGTGCTTCGTCCAGCCCGCCACCTGTGCCGGGGTCATGATCGAGCCGTCCTGCTTCTTTGCGCCCTGCACGGGCTTCCCGCACACCTCACACAAGATAGGCTTCTCGGGGGCCGGTGCAGGTGGCTGCTCGTACTTCGTGCGGTCCTGCTGCCAGTAGATGTTGGCGGCAGCTCCAAGTGCTTTTGCGGCCACGCTGATTGCATCAGTGAGCGCCATTTTAAAGCACTCGTCAGATGTGTATGGTCCGTTTTTTTCGACTTTCACGAAGCCGCTGCCGCCCGTCCCGGGGATTCCATGGCTTTCTTCCCCGGCCACCTTATAAAACAAGGTGATGTTGCAGAAAGCTGCCACCTCGGGGCCGTTTCCGTGTTCCAGCCATTGCTTGTCGATGGTATACCACCAGCCGATGCCGCACGGGCCAAAAACTTCCGTCATGGCCTTAATGCGCCACATAGGGTTGATGTCGCTCATGCCCTTCAACCGGCCCGCATTGATGGGTTTAATTGCTTCCGTGGGGCATTCCCGCAGCTTGTTGTAAATTTCAAGATTTTCCATGTTCCCACCTCACTTGATTTGTACGCTCAGATTGTCCACCAGAGCGGCCCCGGGCACCTCAATGCCAGATTTAATGGCGGCCTTGATCGCGGTCTTGTCGGGGATGCACGTGACCTTCTCGGTCATGTACGCGGCGGGGATCGCGGCCTCGTCCAGCACGTTGACCGCGGTTGACTTGCGGAAACTCACGGCGCATTCGTCCGTCACAAACTTCTCGCCGCCCAGCGCATCGGCAAGGTACCGTTTCAGGCTCTCGGCCTTCTTCTGGGCTTGCTTCATCCGCTCGTCAAAAGCGTCTCTCTCGGCCTTGTAAGCCGCCGCAGACGCATTCAGGTTCTTCAGCCACAGTGCCACGTTCTTGATTTTCTCCGTGCGTTCCATCTGGAGAGCGGCCAGCGCCTCTTCGTCGATCAACTCACCCGTTTCCGGGTCGATGCAAGCCAGGATGGCCTTGTCAATCTCATACAGATTCATTTTCGGTTTCCTCCTTTTCGGCTTCCTTTTCTTCTGCCTTCTCGGGCAGGCCACTGGTCTGGGTGTAATCCTCGATAATCAGCCGCACACGGCCAGCAAAGTTCTTGCAGTTCGGGAGTTTCTTGCCCAGTACCTCGTTCAGGTAAAGGCCGTCGATATACATGCTGCTGTAGCCGCACCAGATAACGCCGGTGCAGTCGATGTCCACCAGAGGCTTAAAAACGTTGTTGTTGTTTTCCATTGTTCTTCTCCTTTACTTGTTTGTCACTCGTTTCCCGCAGCGGTTCGCAGCGGGAAGATATTCCGGGGTAGGCCCCTGTGGGGGCTTCTTCGTGGGTAGGCTGGCGCGGTCTGCATATGGCGTGTGAAAGTTCCCACCGTAGCACTTCCTTGCGGGCCGCTTGCAGTGCGCACAATCCATGTCGCACTTCAAGTTTCGCCACCTCCCATCCACGCACCCAGCCCAGCGGCCAGGCCGATCAAAAAGATTTCTCCGCCCACGGCCCAATAGCCGCGCTGGGCGTAGGCCACCGGCACCCAAATGGCCGCAGCCACCAGAGCGCCCATCAGGCCGCCGAAAATGCCACACCAGTTGACGCGGCCCAGGGTATTGGTTAAAATGTCCATAGTGCCACGCCGTGCAGGTTTGGCACCCTTCAGGTCGTCCCGGGTTGCAGCCGGGGCGGCCTTTTTGATTGTGATGTAAACCTCAGTCATCATTGCCTCCATTACACACGCGCACCGGTAATATAATGTGGTCAACCTTGCCGGTCGCTTGGTTTACAAACTTCACTGCGCCCAGTTCGTCGCGGATGTATGCCGTGTACTTCTCAGAGTTGTACCTCTTCATCATGCTTTCGCGTACCCACACATGTTTCGCTGCATCGCCAACGGCGCGATACTCGCGGAGGATCCCGCCGTTGGCATCAAACATGGTGCAACGTTTTGTAAGCTTGGCTTCCGTGTATCCGTCACCTAACACGAACAGGTTCTTCAACGAAGGCATATGCCGCATTTTCGCGATGTCAATGCACACATCTTCGGCAGGCACTAAAAACGCTGAATAGCCGTCAAACGTGATGTACGCATCGCCGTCATTGCACTCGTAGGCCACAAACGCCCTATGAACGACAATCGCCTTGAAAGCTTCTACCTGTAATTTCGCTTTGTCCATGTTTTCACCTCACTCCGCCCACATCGCCAGCAGCCAGGTGCCCAGCATGAGCACAGCCGCCGGGACGATATGGGGCTTTTCGTCGGCCGCCACACAGGCGGCCACGTACCAGATAAGAGCGCCAAGCCCCAGCCATGGGCAGATGCTCAGAATCGCATCGATCACTTCACTTCCTCCCACTCGTAGCGCCCTTTGCCAGCGTTACGCCATTGGCCCAGCCCGCGCAGCTTGCCGTAGTCCAGGCACTCCCGCACCATGGCTTCCAGCTTCGGATCCAACAGCTGAATTTCAAACTCCAACGTGCTGCCCGCCGGGACGCTTTCCGACTTTGCAATGCTGGTTCGCGGCCCCATGGGAGTGTCGGCCCGCAAAGAGCGCTCGCAATAGTCCATCTTCATCCCGTTCAGGTTGAAGGGGATTTCACGGGGGGTTACAAAGAGCAACCCGTCAATGGCTTGTTTGTAGGCTTTGATGGCGGCACAAGCCTTGCCGCCGGGGTATCCAGCTTTTCCTGCCTTCGCCAGCATTTTGCAGGAATCCTTGAACATTCCCTTGATCTGGTAGTCCCAGATGAATGGGGTGCCGTCTGCCAGTTTCGGGAACACCGTCACGCGATCCTCGGCCTGCTGGGCCTTGATGTTTTCCACCTCCTGGGCGGATAGCTCTTCGTTGGGGGCTTTGCTGGCAATATACGTGCCCAACAAGTCCTCATTGCTGGGGCTGCTGCCCAGCACCTCTTCAATTGCCGTGATTCTGATTTTCATTGTTCTCCTCCGATTTAAGTTTTTTACATTTGCTTTGCGTGGCCATTGCACTTCTTTTCCTCGCCTTGCTGTTGCTCGTCCATTCCACGCACTTCTTATCCGTCGCGCATCTATGCCTGGCGAAGCTCATTCCACAGCAATTCAACTCTGCGCTTTGCCTTTGCTAATCAGCGCCTCTCGTTTCCTTTGCTCTGCCCAGCGTAGCTAATCCGTCGCATGTCACAACACTGCTTTGCCATAGCGAATCCAATCCTTGCGTTGCCATTGCTCATCTATGCAATTCCGTGGCTGTGCCTTGCACATCCACTCAATGCCGCCGCGAAGCGAGACATTGCTGAGCCTTTGCATAGGTTCTCGGTGCATTGCCGCCGCATTTCAGAGCCATTCAGGCTCAATGGCAACGGGGGGATGCCCGGTCATTTCTTCAAGCCACCGGGCCAGCTTGTGCTTGAAGATTTTCGGCTGGAGCTTTGCGCCGGGCGCGTTCATGGCTACCGCCCACGGGAGACGGCCCGCTTCAATGGCGGCCGCCAGACCCTTGTTGTCCACCGAAATGTTGTTGGCGCGAAGCACTTCGCAGCACTCGGTGATGGTCAAAGTTGGTCGCGTCATTGCGGTGCCTCCTTACTCATATAAGCTGGTTTGGGCGTTGGTCTGTTGGATGAGCATCACGGAGTTGGTGCTGGGCTTCCAGCGCTGGATGTACTCCACAGCCTGGGTGAAATCCTTGCGGGGTACATTGCACACGCTGTTGACCCGGAACCAGTCCTGCACGTCGCGGTTGCACTCGCTGAACAGCTTGCCGCGCACATGGGGGTCGTTGTAGGCCGGGGCCGACTTACCGCCCAGGGCTTCCACCACCACCCGGCCCACAGCCTTTTTCAGGGTCTGCTGCTGGCTGTAATCCACCGTCATGGTGTTTTCCAGCGCGGTGAGGCGGGCCTCTTGCTTTTGAGTGCGGTCATCCAGAAGGAAGAGCGCCTGCATCTCCTTGCTGAGTTTGGGCATCGTGTAGCTGCCCGTCTTGCGGATGCTCGGGATGATTTCGTCCGCAACCAATGCCTGGAATTTTTCGGCCGTCTCGTTCTTGGCCTTCATGGCAAGACGGTAGAAAATGTTTTCAGGGATGAAGTCGGGAAGATGGCCATCGACACAAGTGTCGACGCCGAGGTCATCCAGATACTTGCGGACCCTCGTCCATTTGATACAGATGTTGCCGCTCGCAGCAACTTCGGTAAACCCCAGCCCGCGGGCAACGTCCTCTAGGCGAAGGTATGCGGTGCCGTCCTGCTCATAGCAGGACACCCCGGAAATCAATACCGGTTTAAAATCTTCAATCACTGATTCTCACCTCGATCTTGAATCGTCATTCGGGACAGCTCAAACGTTCGGATGTCTTCATCCCGAACGCGGTATTCTTTTCCGATTTTCACGGCGCCAAGCTTCTTCTTCCGAATCCAATCCCACACTGTAATTACTCGTACCCCGTAGCGGGCTGCAACGTCTTTGCAGGTGTAAAGTTCGCCCATATGTACCTCCTTTCTTTGTGTACTTTTTGTAGTTGTGTTTTGTTTTGTATTGTGATATTATGGTAATGGAAATCAAACAAACCACAATACATACAGTTCATTCCATCGAAACCAGCTTGTTTTGCGTGTTTTCGCTTGGAATAGTTATACAATACCACACATTTTGTTTGGTGTCAATGCCTGCCCAAATGTTTTGTTTGATTTTGCCGTTTTGCACAAATACAGGTGGTGTAATATGGACATATTACTGGAACGCATTGTTGAATGCATTGGCTCAAAACATGGCGCAAAAAAAGAACTTGCAGGATATTTGGGAATTCACCCGAACGTCATCACCAACTGGCTAAACGGGCGGAACAAATCATATCGGCGTTACGTTAATGAGATTTCTTCGTTTTACGGCGTTTCGTCTGACTATCTCTTAGGAAAAACCGACAAAAGAGAAGTTCCACCAACGCCTGCGGCATCTCATAATGTGAAAAGCAACCTGCCTGAGGATGTCAAAACCATGGCCGCCGCTCTTGCTATTGCATTGCAGCAACAAAAAAAGCCCGAGCAGCCACCGCTGCCCGAGCTAGAAGAAGCCAGGGAAATTCTTGATCGCTTGGATGCAGATAAACTCAATGCTGCCCTGCTGATGCTTCGAGGACTTGCAGGTAAGCAATAAGCTCTTTGAGTTGTTCTCTCGTCAGCTTTCGCATGAGCTCTTCAATTTCTTTTCGCGGTTCGTTCATGATTACCTCACTTCCTTATATAATGGGTGATTACAATGGTTGCTTTTGCTTGGGTTGTTATTATTGCCGGGCTTATCGTTGGTTTCGGGGATCGTGCAGACCAAAAGCACGAAAACCCGCCCGTCAAAGGCATGACACGCATACAGAAATGGTCGTTCGGGGCTGCTGCCATAGCAGCGGTTTACCTCATCTGGGCTTTATCAAGTTTGGATGACGGTTCCTCAACCACATACCGTCCAGCATCCACGAAGGCCCGAACAGGCCCATGTACATACAATGTCACAGTTTCGTTTGATGAAACGTATAACGATTCCGTGGGCAATGATTGGGAGTTTTACGCAACGGTAAATGGAAAGACTGTGACCAACGGCGGAGTGGATGTTACCTGCGATGTGGGCGACCATGTGGATCTGTACGCACAGTGTGTGGAAGAGGATGTTTACCCAGACACAGGTGAAGATAGTTCGTATATCGTCATTCACAAGGATGATTTGTGGAGTTCGTTTACTGTCACTCAAGACATAATCGTCACGGAGGATTACGGACGGTATGCCGGGAACACAGCTGAATTTGCCGTGACGTTTACATTTGAGCCGGTGGAGTAAAACTGCCGATGTGCTTGTTAAGCCAACAATAGCATAACCTCGTGGCTTTTACCACGTCTAAAATTGCGTAAAAAAAGAGCGTTTCCCGGCATTCGACAAGCCAGGGAACGCTCTTTTGGTATTTTTGCACAAAGGAGGATGACACATGTTGTACGATGCAAAGAGGATTGCAGCACTCATGGCACAGGCAAGGGAAAGGTCGGGCATTGCGCAAGAGACGCTTGCCGCGCTGCTGCACGTCAGCCCGCGCACGGTGCAGAGATG